TATAAAAATGCCCATGGACTGGCAGATACTTATTGGTGAACCTGATGTGGGCGACCTCGAAGTGCTGCCACTCACCAGTATAAATGACCGTGGGTTTAAAGTATTTCAATTCAATCCGCTGACCAGTTTCAGACCCAGCTTTCCTGACATTGAAATCTTGGATGTGTATCACGAAGTCAATTGGTTTGCACCCAAACTAAAAAATGGTCAGCTGTTGTCTGTGCCGTTAAACGATGACGCAGAACCCGACTGTGTGTATTTTGTCAAAGATATCAGTCGCAACTGCGAGATAGTGGACTACAATAAAGCATGGTGATGGGACAGCTCAAGCCTGGCGCAACTCTTGTTTACGAACGTGTTGGCAACACAGTGTATTCTCGCGAATCTGGTGCTGATCCCAGCACACGAACGGAAATAGGATATGACTACGACACACATGAAGAACGACGAGACCATGACATCAGAGCAGGAATGGCACAACGACATGACGCCTTGCAGGAGGCCAAACTCTGGGGCGACATACGCCGAACAGCCAAGACCAATCCCACTTTACACGATGCCTTGGAACGTGCTATAATGATCTACCACCTGACCAAAACAACATGAGCGATAAACTAAACATCAACAACGAGATGCGGCAACTGGACGCAAAGAATCGTGCATTCTATGATGAACTTACTTTAGAGGAACGAAAAAAATTCAGTACCTATCTCATGATACGGTGGGGCAGCGCAGTCAGCGGCAGTAGACAACTTCAAGAATACTACGTGCAAAGCACCAATCACTATTTGAACAAAAACTTCTTTGACATAGCCAAGCATACCAAACTACAATGGCTGTGTGCAACTGCTGCCAGTCCGGGCATGGGAGTGATGAGGCACAACTGGATAGCGCCTAAGAAAAAAGAAGCAGGACTCAGTGCCAAGCGACGAACGTTGATGGCAATCTTTCCCACCTACAAAGATGATGAGATTGACGTGATGGCACAGCTGGTCACACAAAAAGAAATAGATAGTTACAACCGAGCCAGTGGCAACGACAAAAAATGACATTCACTTGCGGATACTGTGAAAAAACTTTCTCGAGAGAAAGCAGTATAGAAGTACACATGTGCGAACCCAAACGTCGCAGGCTGCAACGCGGCGATAGAGGGGTGCAACTGGCATTGCAGGCCTACGTGAGATTTTACGAAACCATGCAAGGTTCAGCCAAGTCCAAGACGTTTGAAGATTTTGAAACATCATCGTACTATCGTGCATTTGTGAAGTTTGGCCATTACTGTGTGAACACTCGAGTGATCAATCCTGAACGATTCATGGCCTGGCTGCTGAAACAACAGAAAAAAATTGATCGTTGGTGCAGCGATCAAGTGTATACTGAATACTTGGTAAATTATCTCACACTGGAAGCAGTGGATGATGCACTGGCACGAGCCATGGAATATGGATTGGATTGGGCAGAAAAAACTACCAACCCAGCACATGATTGTCTGCGCTATGGCAATGCCAATGTGATATGTCATGCCATAACCACTGGGCGAATTAGCCCTTGGGTAATTTACAGTTCAGAATCGGGGCAAAAGTTTTTGAGTGAGCTAGGCACAGAACAAGTGGCCATGATTTGGATGTACATTGATTCAGACGTGTGGCAGAAAAAATTCCAAACATATCCTACTGATCATGAGTACGCACAGGAAATGCTGAAGCAGGCAGGATGGTAACGTGAGCGCAGATATTGATATTGATTTTGCTGATAGAGAATCGGTACTGAAGTTGATTCAACACACTCCAGCACGACAACTGCATCAGAGCACAGCAAGGAAACACAATTCAGGGGTGTACGTCACAGATATTCCATATGATCCTGTGTTGGCATGTGCAGCCTTAGATTACGAAACTGCTGAGTCACGTGGCTACTTCAAGATAGACTTTTTAAACATGGGGGTATATGGTCTCATTCGAGACCCTGCACACTATGCTGAGATGCTGGCAGCTGACCCGCCGTGGGAGAGATTGTGGCAGGATTCAGCTTGGGCACAGCAATTGGTACATGTGGGCAACTACACAGGACTATTACACAGCATGAGACCTGATTCGATTCCCAGAATGGCAGCATTTATTTCTATTATACGACCCGGCAAAGCACATTTACAGAATCAGCCTTGGACGGATGTGTTTAGCTTAGTATGGGACGGTGACGATAGTCGGGGCTATGTGTTTAAAAAAGCTCACGCATTGGGATATGCAGCCTTGGTGGCCCTACATATGAATATTCTTGGATCATGATTCATATTGATTTCCAAGGCGGCGCACATGGAAATTTTTTAGAGTTTGTGTGTAATACCATTGCAGGTGTAGTTACTCTAGGCACATTGCCTTTTAACACATTAGGAGCAGCACATGATAAATTTTACCGCTCACCAAAAGTTTTCTTTGCAGGGCATTATTCCTACGTTGACACATATATCAAACAATTCAACAAAATTATATCTATACACATTGAACCAGATGATCTCTTGCAGTTGAATCAAGTCAGTCTATTAAGGGCAGGTGATTATGGGTATGACAATGATCATCTTGAAGTTGACACATTCAACAAACTTAACAACATAAATTATCGATGGGTATTAGATCAATTGATAGATGGATTTTTTACCAATCAGATTCGTAGCAGTTACAATGCTGTCAAGGATCCCAGTTGGCCTGCTGTGACAAGTCTAGATGAGTTTGAGCAACTGCCAGAGTACATACGCACAGAATGTATCCAACAGCACGGACTGGTATTGTTAGAGCTGTCAGAGAAAAACACAGATTGTCCGCGTTTTGTATTACGAGAATTTTTTAAAATTGGATTTCAGAATCCATCACAGCATGGATTTATAGCACGACAAAAAACCGCTGTGTACGATGTCAATGACGATGTATACACATTTCCATTTAGATGTTTTTATAACAAAACAGAATTCTTAAATGAAATTGAAAAAGTTATTACCTGGGCAGGAATAGCATATGATTGTAAAAATGAAATTGAGCTAATACACGATGAGTTTTTAGCAAGACAACAATACAAAGATTCAAAACATAAATGTGATGATATTGTGCAAAAACTCAGTCATAATGTATCATTGGGAACATTAAAAGTAACTTTGTTGGAAGAAGCCTATATCAATGCAGCGTTGGGCTGGGATTATTTCCATTAAGATTAATCAAGCCGACGAACCAGCATGATGCTTTTGCGTTTGCTTTTTTTGCGGGCTATGTCCAACAAACTGCAAGCAGGGCCATGCAAGATTTCCAAATCTTTGTTCACAAACGTGCGTAATGTATAACGAAATTGTTCCCAATCTTTACGCAGAAATATGTTTATGGGAATGGATCTATTGCTTTCCCACCACCAAACAGATGCCAACTCCAGGTAATTCAGTTTGTCAGCTTGATCTGCCACTGCACCAAAGTCGTAGATGGTGGTGACCACATCATCTTTGTTCTGTATCACACCCACATATTCAGCATTGGCATACATGCACAAGCTGATGAATGGATATTTCTCAGTTAATTTTTCGAATACGTTATTGCCCATTGCGGGTATTTATGGTCAATATTTTTTGGATAAATAATAGGATATGTATTCTACCACCGTTTATCTTTACCAACAAATCACACGAGTGCTGCTAGTAGACACCAGTGGAGGATACTTTACTGCGAGGTACGACCCTGTGTACGCAAGAACCCTAACCGTCAACAAAGGCGTGGACAACGTCTTACTCTTTGAGTTTATAAATCAAGATCAGAAACCTGTCAACATCACTGGCAGTACATTTGTGTTCCGACTGATTGATCAGGCCGGCGGTCAACTGCTGTTGGCCAAGGACATGGAGACCTTGAGTGCAAGCACAGGCCGTGTGAAGGTAGTTCTCAACAGTTCAGACACAATCAATATTCAAGCACAACCTGCCAGCTACAGCATACAACGTGCTGCCGGCGACTATGTTCAAGCAGCATACACCGGCGCTGACAGTTCTGCCCGAGCTGATTGCAACATTGTGGACAGTGTGTTTCCCAGTTTTGTCCCCAGTGCAGATTGTACTGTGCCAGATCTTTACGGCAAGAATCAATATGTGGGTGCAGCACCCACAGCATTTCCTGACTGGGCGTTGAATCCGCAACCCATCAACAGCATTCAGGCAACTGAATTTTACAGCAGTAATATCGATACCAATCAAACATCATTCACCACAATCAAGTTTGATCTAGTACATTACACAGGCACAATCAAAGTGCAAGCAGCTGAAAACTACGAAGCTGTTTGGACTGATGTGTCTGAGGCACGACAGTACCTAGATGACACCGTGAGTGATTACTTCAACATTGTGGGATTCCATCCGTTGTTGAGATTGGCCATGAACAACAGCATAGGTTATGGCGCCAGCGGCTCTGCTGTTGTGGTTGATGGAGTAGTCACTGGCATTAGCCTGACTAATTTAGGTCAATATTACGTGGCTGCACCATATGTGCAGATTTTAGGCAACGGTGCAGGAGCCGAAGCAGTGGCCACTGTCAACCCAGGCGGAACTGTCAGTTCAATAAATGTGACCAATGGTGGATCAGGATACCTTCCGTTGCAGTTCCAAGGATCCTTGGCTGCCACTGTGATATTCTCAAATGGCTTGATACAGAACG